TGGCTCGGTTGCATTTTCTGGGACATCTACAGAAGCCGGATCGTTGGTTGTGTCGATTGGCTCACGGATTAACCATAAATACAGTATATCTATTGCATCAGGAGCCACGGCAACAGAAATCGGAGATGCATTAGTTGCTTTGATTAATGCTGATGCTCACAAGATTGTTTCAGCATCTAACACAACAGGAACGGTAACATTTACGGCTAACAATTCTGGTACATACGGTAATGGGATTGGTTTAGAGGTAAAGGGAATTGTTGGTGGAGTTACGCCAAGTGTCACGGCTATGACAGGCGGTGCGACTGACCCAGTATTGACTGGATTGTTTGATGTAATTGGTGAAACACGATACCAAACTATTGTTTTCCCTGGAAACTACGATGTAGCAGTTGTTGCGGATTCTCATACAGGCACGAGTTCATTGTTAGACCCACGCTGGAATGAAGATAATGCAATCCTTGATGGTGTTTGTGTAATATCGAAAACAGATACATTATCTAACCTAAAAGCGTTCTTGAATTCTAGGAACTCACAGTCATTGATTGTTAATGCACAAGAAGTTGTAAATGATACGCTGTATAAAGGATCGTCTGTATTTGAATTAGATGATGTGATTGCTGCACAAATTGGGGCTGTTAGGTCATTAAGGCTTACTGATGGTGCCAATATAGCACAGCTTGTTATTGCTTCAAATTTAGACGCTAGAGGTGGGACGCATATAGCGTCATTGCCTTACATGAACACCCCTTTATCGTTGCCGGTTGTTGATACTGGGAAAGGGTGGTCTAAGTCTGAGCAGGCTGAAATCAATACTGCTGGTGGATTTGTTATTGGAAACAATGTTGCTGGAAACGGAGTTGTCCTTGGGCAGGTATACACAACCTATAAAACTGATGTGGCTGGGAATGTAGACAAAACATACCAATTTTTAAATAACGTGGATGTGACATCTGCTGGTGCTGAGTTTATTTTTAATAACTTGAAATCAGCCTATAGTCAAAGCCGGTTGACTGATGGTGCGTTGGTCACTGGGTATAACATGGTAAATGAGAATGCAATTCGTGGCAAGCTAGTAGAGCTGTACAATATTTTGTCCGGCGAAGGATATTTGTTGTATCGAGCAGGCGAAGAAAATATCAAGTATTTTGTGGACAACCTAACAATTAGCCTAGACTTGTTAAACGGAAAGGCTACTAGCACAGCTAAAGTACCGCTTGTTTCTCAGTTGCGAAGACTTGATTTAGTGTTACAATCAGTATTTAATATATAGGAGCGAGATATGGCAACAAGTTTAGTCGGTGGACAATTATTTATTAATGACCAAGCAGTATCTATTCAGGGGAACAGCTTGCGTATGAAGGATGGCAGTGGGGATAAGGTTATCTCCTCACAAGTTTCTGGAACGTCTGTAGACGTGATTGAAGCGGTGGATTACACAACAGCTAAAAGCATGGTTGCATTTGACTTGTTATCAACTGTTGAAAATGAAACATTGGTTCGTGGGTGGAAGTCTAACGGACTCGGCAACGTGATTAAATATGTTGCATCTACTGGGGTTACTAAAGTGTTTCAAAAGATGTGTTTGTATACTGACCCTGAAATTAATGTTTCATCTGACGGGGTTATATCTGTAGAATTTGAAGGCTCGCAAGCAGTTACAGCTTAATGCGAGCATTGCAAAGCATACTAGATTCAGCAGCATTTAAATTATCTAATATTATTATTGATATTATACTAATTATTATGCTATACTTAAATTTAACGCTATGAAAGAATTTTTTGAATACACGTTAAAAACACCAATAAAAATATCTAAAGATGGTGAATATGTAGATGCGTCCGATGTTATGGTTTATGCCCCACGGCCACGAGATAAGCACAAAGTTTTAAAGCTGGAAGCTGATTTGAATAATGCTTTTTTAGGTGTTTTCCCAAAAATTAATGCCATGATAGATGGAATGGGAAAGCAAAGCGATTCAAAGTCTAATTCAGATGACCAGGTTGGTATAGGAAGTTTAATTATTCAGTTTGCTGATGGCGATGCAGTCGGTTCTATTATGTATAATTTGGAGCAAATATTTCTTGCTGGAACAGAAGATAAGCCAACGATAACTATTGATGGCGTTCAAATGAAAAAAGTGCATTTTGACGATGGTTTGCATTTATCTGATTTAAAAGCGTTAGCTGGGGGGTATGCTGACCATTTTTTGTCTCTGGGCTTGTAGAAAATAAGCCACTATTTTTATTTACCGATTTTAAATCTATTAATAACACAACTATTGAGGGCTTTATCGTTTATATGATGGAACATCATTTTGGCTATTCTGAATTAATGAATATGAATATGGGGGAATTGTTGTTGTATAATAAAGAGGTAAGCAATATTGTGGCGCAAAAAAATCGAGAGATTGAAAAGCAACAAAGGAAACGATGAAATCAGTTAGTTATTTAATTGAAGTTAGAGACAAATTTAGCCGGAATATGGGCAAGTTTGCAGAGCAAGCAGATAAGTCACGGTCTAAGGTTGAAAAACTTGATAAAAAGCTAAAATCAATGGGCAATACAGCTGTTGAGTTTGGAAAGAAAATGGTGACACGGTTTACTTTGCCTGTTGCTGCTGGGTTTGGTATATTGTTGCGAAACGCTGCGAAAATGGAAACTATGCGTACTGGATTCTTGGGTATACTGGGCGATGCTGACAAAGCTGCTGAAATGGTTGCAAAATTGAATGAGTTTACAGCAAAAACGCCGTTTCAATTAGAGCAAGTGGCTACAGTAGGCAGGCAGTTGTTGGCTGCTGGGGTTCCAGTTGAAGATGTGACTGAAAAATTAAAAATATTGGGCGATATAGCGTCTGCTGCGAATATCCCATTAACAGATATGGGGGCTATTTTCGCCAAGTCAAAAAACTTAGGCAAGGCCATGGCTGAAGAAATCAACCAATTGGCTGGCCGAGGGATACCAATTATTAGAATATTGTCAAAGCAATTAAATGTGAATGAAAGCGACATATTAGACTTGGCTTCTAAAAGCAAAATATCATTCAAGCTAATTGAACAAGCCATGATTGATATGACTAAGAAGGGGGGGTTTGCACATCGTGCAATGATAAACCAGTCTAAGACATTGACTGGAACAATCAGCACGCTGAAAGACAATTTTGTGTTGACGACTGCCGCTATCGGTGATGAATTCTTGCCCGAAGCCAAGGCATTTGCAAACACGGTTATAAATGTATTGCATCGAGTTCATGAGTGGGTAAAAAACAATAGAGAGCTTACAAAAACTATTTTAAAAGTAGTTGGGGCTGCTGCTGTTGCAGTGCCAGCGATTGTGGCGATTGGGGCTGCTGTTGCTGGTGTAGGATTCATTATATCTAATATTGGAATTGTGGCTATAATGGGGGCGTTGGTAATGGCTGCGAAATTGTTGTATAAAAACTGGGACAAAGTAAATGCAGGGTTTTCAAAGTTCGGGGGCATCATTAAAGGGGCGTTTAAAACGGCGGTTGATTTTGTAAAGGGTGCGTTAGATGATTTTTTGCGATACTTCAATATATTTGATTCGTTTTTTAAAAAATACAAATCTGATATGGCAACCACGTTTGTTGGAGGAATGACGAGTCAAGACAGTGTTTCTAAAGCAATGTTTAGTACATCACGGCCACAATCTCAATCAGTTGAATTAAATGGGAACATAACTGTGTCAGCCGAGAAAGGCAGTAAAGTGTCGACTAGCAACTTTGGATTTTCTGGCAATCGTGGGCGTATTATGCAGACAGTTGGGGTGAATCCATAATGGCTAACCCTAAACAGGCATCGTGGCGTGGAATACCTTTTTATTACCGTGGAAGCACAGAGCAGAGAGGGTTTAAGACAGTTCAGCATTTATACCCAGGGTCTAATAATTTTAAGATTGAGCAAATGGGGAAAATGCCTAAGCAATTTACTATTTCAGCACAAATTGATGATGAGAATAGGGATGTTTTAGACGCTGCCTTAAATGCAAGCGGGTCGGGCATTTTGTCCCATCCAAAATACGGCAATTTCACAGCAAAGGTTACTACATACACTAAAAGCGATTCTATTGATAAATATGGGCTTTATGATTACTCAATTACATTTATTATTGAGTTTGGGCTATTCTTGCCGTCCGTATCTACATTGACCACATCAGCCATAAGTTCATTACGTGCTGCCGGAATTGGAAAGGTAAAATCGTTTGGTAAATCAAAATTAAAAAGGTTTGGATTTTA